GAGAATGTAAACGTAATTCCCGTTTGTGGCGTTGACGTTCAACAAGATGCCGGCGATGCCGTTGACTCCGAACTGCGATTCGCTGGATTGGATGGTGACAACTTCGAACGTTTCGTCCTTGTAATACACAGGACCGACGATCAAGGTTGCCGTGGTGGTCGAATTCAACCGGACGTACTTGTTTTTGAAACGACGTCCGGTCGTAAGATCGGTTGAGTACACCGTTCGGCCAAGAGGGTTGCGCGCGCCGAGGGTGAGCCCCACCGCTCCCTGGGACAAGCCCGGAGAAGCAATGTAGGCGTCGTTCACGGTCGAGAAAACGCCCGTGTACACTTCGGCGGTTTGTACTGATGTTGCGTAATCGCTTGGTATCGCGAAGGCCATGTGAGTTCCTCCCCCTTAGCCGGTGATGCCCGCGATGCGCCCCATCAAACGTGGCGCTACCACGAGCAAGTTGCCGCCGAACATGTACTGACCGGCAACGTCGTCTGTGTTCTGGGCCTCTTTCCATCCGGTGAAACCGAATTGGTATTTCCGCATGGTGGAGATCCAGAACTGGATGTACTTCGTGTTCAAGAACCAGAGCACGCCAGCCGGGGCGTACTGGTCAACCACGACCTGCGCGCCGTTGTACTGCAACGACTGGAAGCCGATCTTCGCGACGTCCGAAGACGTCTCGTTGAACCGCTGTTGCGGCTGGATCTTGTTCCACAGAATGTTCCAGGTGTTTTGGTCGGTCGGCATCAAGTCCGTGCGTTCGTTTCCGAACCAGGTTGCGCCGAACGCCGTTTGCACGGCCGCCAACGAAAGCGTTGGAACGCTTGCGTAATAGCCGTTGATTCCCACGTTGTCGCCCGTGGCGATGTCCGTCCGGGTGATGCCACCGTAGGTGGCGTAGTTCGTTCCGTCGTCCACGGCCGCGGTCAAGCCGTCCAACGAAATCGTTGGACTAAGCGTGCCCTGGCCGTCCAAGAAGAGATCGGTGCCGAGCAATTGCGCCATCCGGCCGGCAGCGTTCACCATCTTGGATTCGACGTACGACATTGCGGCCTCGGGGCCGCGGTTGAGCACGTTATCCGTGCCGTAGAGAGTGATGTTCACGTAGTAGTACTTGACGTTCACCTCGAGTGCGGTGTCCGTCTGCACGTACGTGATGTCAAACGTTGCACCGCGAGTGAAGGGACCGCCCTTCAACGCGGCATACATGATCGGGTGCCGAATCGTCGTGCCACCCTCGAACTTTTCTGCGTTCTTCGTGCGCAGCCTAGTGAAGATTGGGGAAGACTTGTAAACGTTGTCAACTAGGCGCGGAACGATGAACTTGTTTGTTTTAGAGGTGATGTCATCGTACGTAAGGGCCATTTTCTCGTTCCTCCGCTGAATTTAATTCAACAACCCCAGACCTTCAGGCTGCGCCACTCGGCTTCCCTTCAGTCTTCACATCCACTGGCTCTTACCGACTGCGGGTTTCCCCTTCCGGTAAAGCCGAAACTTGTTATGCGGCCTTGCCTTCTTTCCTCAACTCGGCCGCGGCTGCCATCGCTCCGGACATCGTTCCGCCGTCGTCCTTCGCAGCGGTGGCCTTGATGTACTCGACAAGCGCGCTGCCTTCTTCCGGGATCGAACCAGTCGGCGGCCCGGTAACGGTTCCGGTTCCGGGGATCGACATCTTGGTACGGATGTCTTTCTCGATCTCCTCGCGCATCTTGGCTTCGTTGTTCTTCCCGCGCTTTTCGGAGATGTACTGGTCGTAAGCCTTGTCCGGGAGCAAATTGCCAAGCTGGTTCTCGTGAATGAACTTCAAATAAGCCACGCGATCGAACGGCTCGTGGAACTCCTCGCGGTGCCGCATTGCGATATCGTTCACGCTGAAAATGTATTCCATCGTGGCCGGAAGGGTTTCCTTAAGGAAGGTGTCGCGCTGTTTGCCAGCTTCCTGCAAAACGATTTCCATCAGCTTCGATTCGGACACGAACCCCATGCCCTTCACGCGCTCTTCCACCGCTTTTGCAAGTTCGGCCTGGTCCACGACGCTACCCTCGCTCCCCTTGCCGCTAGCCGCAGCCGCGGACAATTCGGTAATTTTGGCTTCGAGCTTCTTCTTTTCTTCGAAGAGACTGTCCCGCTCCGCTTGAGTGGTTTTTGCCTTTGTGAAAATCGGTTCCGTTTCTGCCCACCACTTCTTGTTCTTGTCCACTAGCTCAGTGGCCTCTTTGGTTTTGTCATCAGCCGCCTTAACCTTCGCGTCGTAATCGGCCTTCAATTTATCGTTAGCTTTTTTGGCCTCGTTCATCATCCGATCGTAATCGGACTGGCGAAGGTATCCCTCTCGAAGAATCTTGTGCCGCGTGGACATGGCGAGCAGGGAATTCCTGTCTCCCTCGTCCGTGATCGTCGCAATCAATTCGTCAAAAGCATCTGGCATTTACTTGTCCTTTCTCCAGGCTGCGGTTGGCTTCCCCGAAGTGCTGGGGCTGCGCCTCACCTTCATGGAGTTACTACCCAGGGAAACCGGGCGCCGTAGCACCCACCTGACTTCCATCCGGAGGCTTGGTCGCCACTGGCCCACCGGCCGTTTGGCCGGCGCCTGCAGGCGGCCCTGCATCGGGATTACTCTTCGCGACCTGATCGACGCCCATCCGCATAATCTCGATCATGCGCTGCGCAAATGGGGCAAAAGCCTCTTCGGTCTTGCCGATTTGCTCGAGCGATTTTCTCAAGATTTCGGTCTGCGCCAGGAAGGCGCCTTTAGGATGGGCTGCATAGCTCTTGTCGATCGCGTTCTTGCTCTGGTCGTCCACGCCCGGCGTACCACCACCGCCCTGTGCGGCGCGCGCGGCAATCCCCTGAGCGACACTTGCCAAGGGAGCGCCTTGCTGACCGGTAACGCTCGGCGGTTGTGGCGGTGGACCGCCAACCATCGGTGAAGCTGGACTTGCCATTGACCCTCAAACGTCCAGATATGGACGGTTAGATTTTCTCACCGGCGCCGTGATCTTCCCGCGGCGTCTTCGTATTCACGCTCGTGCCGTTATCGGTAGTAAGCGGGGCAACGGTTCCAACCTGTATGTACTCGCCCTTCGAAACGCCGAAAACCACCTTGCTATCTTCGCCGTGGCCTTCGTATTCCTTGCTCATCGGTGTTTTCTTTGTAGCCATTTGTTACCTCCAAAAACTGGGATCCTAAAAGCCAAAACGCACAGAGTTAGCGGCTTTCCTTACGACCCTTCTCGCCGCGGTGAAGAGAGCGCTCACGCTTGCCGTGGCGCTTGTGCTCTTTCTTCTCTTCGCGCTTGTGCTCTTTCTTCTCTTCGCGCTTCTCTTCTTCGTGTGCCATTTCAATTACCTCCCAGAAGTTTTCCGTCCGGACCTCGAACGGCCTTTCCTGCGCGCGTTGCTAAGAGAAATCGCCACAGCTTGCTTTTGTGGTCTTCCCTCTTTTACAAGTTGCGAAATATTGCTACTGACGGCTGCTCTCGAATTTCCCGGCGTTAGCGGCATTCAGCGACCACCGCCTCGCTTTGATTCCCGACCCTTGTGGCGCCAGGTCTTGGCAATCTTCGCGAAGCGCGCTTGCTCACCAGTAAGCCCACTATCGTTGTAATGCTTACTGGCAAATTCTTGATTACTCTCGCCAGCACGATTGGCTTTCTTGGTAAGCGCCCCCGGCCGTTTGACAGGCTTAAAATCTTTGTGCCTTTCAGCCATGTCGTCTCCAAATAAAAAAAGCCCGCCAACAATCTTCTGTTAGCGAGCCATTGAAGTCGGCCCTTTCGGGACTTCAATCCGAGCTCAAATTACCAGGTCGCGTTCATCTTGCAGAACGTACAGATTAAACGTCAACAACTAAAATCACTTATAGACCTTTTTTGTAACCGAGTCGACGCCAACAGGAACCCCGTCGCGGAAATGAATCGTCAAAGATCCAGACTTTTTTGTGCCTTGAGTATCACCAATCAAGAAAAACGCGCACTCAAAAGCCTCGCGCGGAAGTTCGATATCAACTCCATCCAAAGACAATTTCGCCGGCATCGGCTTTATGCTAGGCATTGGTCAATTGCGCCGTTCCTTCCGGTGGATTCTGGTCGCTCGACAGCAATTTAACAATCATCTGCGCGAAAGGATTTTGCTGCTGCTGAAGCATCGCTTGTGCAGCCATTAAGATCGTACGCTGCTTTGCTGCCGTGTCAGCCTGGTCCATCGCTTCTTTCTTCAGCCGCATCTCGACTTCAGGGATGTTAATGCCCATATCCAACCCCTCGATCAACGTGCGGCGATCGATGTCCTTCATCATGCGCAAACGCTGCAATGTGGCCGCGCGCTCCACGCGATTGATGTTTAGCAGCGAGCCGCTCTGAATCAGGAACACAAATCGGCGCGCGAACTCTTCTGGTTTCGTACCTTGAGGGATAACACTTCCTGGATTCCAATCGAAATCTTCGAACGTGAGCGCTTCTTTACCGACCATGAACATTCTGCGCTTCATGCTGTAAAACTGGAAAACGTTGGAGATCGTTTGCTGTCCAAGGGTGCGCAAAAACCCCTCGATATTCTTTCCCTTCAGCCGCAACGGGGTTTGCTTCGAATCTTTAATTTGGTCGAGCGTGTCTCCGCTCGGAACCTGATTCTTTCTTACCGCTTCGTCGACGGCCGCAATGCCGGAAGATTGATCCATTTCCCGCGCAGCCATAAGCAAAACTTGCAGGACGAACGATGGCAACTGAGGCTGGGGAACAAACTGCGGCTGGTGCGGTGAAAGCGCGCTATAAACGCCTTTCGCGCCAGGCATCGACCAGTCGATGCTGTTCAAGTGCGCATCGCTAAAAGCGTTCTTCGGCGCCAAGAATCCTGGGTTCACGGCCTTCTTGATCATGTCCAAGATGCCAGCCAAAGTGTTGTTGATGATGTCCTGCAACGGAATCAGCGGCCGAAGTTCGGACACTCCCAAGAATTGCCACGGCACCGCATTCAAACGAAGGGCTTCGAACGGATACATCCCGTGCCAATAAGGGTTTGGACCGTCGTAAACGACGTAATTCTTTTCTCCGCCCGTACAAATCACGCGCCCGCGAGGATAAAGAAGTTCATTCGGCTGCGCTATGTAAGACCAATTCGTTGTCGGATCGCCCATCACAACAGGCACATTCGACGCGTTAACAGTCCAATCCTTGAACCAAAACTCGCGATAGCGAGCGACTGGAAACACGGTCTGAAAGGATTTCTCTGGACGTCCTACCATGCGCTGCATCTGCGGAGAAAGAACCTCAAAAAGAACCTGTGGGATGTGACCCGGCGCCTGGGAAGGAAGCGAATAACGCGAGAGATCCATGTCGGCTTTAACCATCGAGCCAACAAGGGGGAATTTCCTACGGAACCAACTCAACGGCTTCGCTTGCTCCAAAATCACCATCTGCGAAGACTGAAGATCCGTCGTCGGCTTTAACGGCAAAACCTCAGTCGGACCAAGATACAAAATCTCAAAATCACCTTCTCCGCCGCGCAACTCCGGATTCCATTGAAGCTTTCCGTACCCCGTACAGAGAATCGAATACAGGATGATCATCGCCAAGCTAGATTCGCAATTCGATTCCGTCCACCACGCCCGCGTGACCTTGTTGATCATATTGGCGTGCTTGTCGTAATCCGGATTCGTGGCTTTGATTTCAAAGACCGGCCGGATGTCGGTGAGAGTGGCAACCAATTCCCAAACGAGGCGCCAGATGCGGTTGTTTACAGGAGATGTGCGATAGGAAGGACGAGCTCCCGGCCACTGCTTTCCGGTAATGTACTCAATGTACTGACCGCCACGGCGGATATCGTCGTTCTGGTTCATGTCGAACTTCGCTTCCTCGTAAGCGCCGCTCAACCAATATCCAATCTGTTGCCGGTAATCGTTAACCTTGTCGCCGGTACCGTGGATGATCTGCTCTCCGCCAGCGTCGGCGATATTCGGCGTCAGTTCTCGAGGAAGGAAATTCGAAGCCATGTTTTAGAACCAGCCCTGCTCTAACGCATAAAGAATGGTTTCCTGCAAATACGGCACAACTTTCTTGCCGTTGAAAGTCGCCCTCTCGACAAGCTTTGCGACTATTTCGGGCTCAAAAGCCAAAGTGATTCCACCAATCACAACTTGCTGACCACCACCGCCAGCCGCGGCACGCGCGTCCTTCAGGTCCGATAGTGCTTGAACCTTCTCCACGTTCAAAGCGAAAACCATCCCAGCTAACTCATCGGAGTAACGAGGCTTCTTACCAAAAACGTCCTCCATCTTCTTTGCCGCTCGGTGATCCACAACAAAAGAGTCAGGCTCCAAGAGACTCCCCATCACGGAAACGACAGCCCCCTCAAGCTTTACGCCAAACCTTTCTCGAAGTTTTGTCAGCGCTTCTCCGTTGATCGGAATCGTGAGCGTTGCGGCGCCTTCTGGCGGCCTCTTGACAGGCGGAATAAAAGTCAGCATCCGTGGCTTCATTGCCATCAATTCTTCGGTATCCCGAAACTTGTGCCCCCCGGCATCACAGTAATACTCGTTTCGCCCCTGTACGTTTTTGAGGCGAATACCTTCAACCCCCCTTTTCGCGCACTCCGGGCACTCCAAATTGCTCGTCACTACTTCAGGCATGAGATTTCCTTTCTAAAGAAGCTTCCACTGATCTTCTTCGGGCACATCGGAACGAATCTGCGAAGTGGTCATATCTGTCGGCAAACCAAGCTCGCTGGGCAACTGTGCTTTCCCTGGCGGAAGGTTCTTCTTCCTCGACCCCTCGAAAGCCGGCGCGTAATCGGTGTTGATGTAATCCTCTCTCTTCCTTTTCCGGATCGTCTCTTCGTCCTCTTCCTCCGATTCGGTCTTGTCCACGCCCCAATCCATATCGTGCGGGCAGAAAATACAAATCATCCCGGACATTACACGGTCGTCGTCGGTCCCCTGACCCTCATACCTTCGCTCTCCCTCTTCCCTAGCGAAGTTCCGCATTTCCTCAATCATAGCCTCGCTGCGAATTATAATCGTCCCGTCGCTGATGCTCTCCCGCATCTTTGTGATGATCTGACCGCGAGTCTTGGAATTGGTGTACCAGCCCATGAAGTCGGAGAAGTAATTCTTGATCTTGTCGTAGTGCTTCCACCGGAACATATTCGGGTATTCGATCACACGCAACAATTGGTTGTTGGTCGTTCCGCCAACGTCGTTGTTGCACTCGACGGCGATTTCAGCGGTGTTGTAATAAAAACCAAGCCCAGCAAGAACGGAAGCGTACGGCGTTGGGTTGATTAACCCATGCCATTCGGCGACCTGTTCGTCTTTTTTCATTCCTTTGCCGATCTTGAAAACCTGGGCACAAGAATAATTGCCACCCAGAATTCCCTGGGCGACGTCGGCTCCGATAGAATATCTTTCCCCAGCTATCGGTTTCTCCCAGATGTGAAGCCTTGATCCGTAGTTTTCTTGCGGCGGAATAA